GACTACGGGGTCAGCGACGACTACGGGGTCAGCGACGACTACGGGGTCAGCGACGACTACGGGGTCAGCGACGACTACGGGGTCAGCGACGACTACGGGGTCAGCATTCAGTGACGCCACAACCTCGGCAAACGCGTCGTCAAAGCTATCGGTATTTTCAGCAGGCATGTCTATCTCCTCAAAGTGGTTGCTTGATTGCCGGGCCGTCGTCGATCAGTTTGATCGCCTTGGCCACGGCGCGAGCTTCGCCTTGCAGACGGATCAGGTCTTCGCCGTCCATGCCGGGCCAGTCTCTGTTGATTGTGTCGCGGCGTGCGTACATCCACGACCGCAGCGCCTGGAGTCCGGGCTCGTTCCGGCACATGAATATGTCCAGTTCGGTTTTGTGCTGCTCGGCCTTGATTACGCTCATTTGGTTCCTCCTGTCGGTGCCGGTCTATTCGCCACGATCCGGCTGGTATCCGCGGCATGTGCTGCCACGAGGTTCTTGGCCTGATCGGTGGCGTGCTTGTTGCCGGTGTTGATGGCGTCGATGATGGTCTGAAGCACCGTCGTTCCGACCGCTGCCTGATCCGACGCCGCCTTGGCTTCGTTGGCGAGCGCGCTGGTGAGCACCTCCTTGACCTGTGCGGCGACGAGATCCATCTGCGCCTGCTGCATCTGCCCCTGCGCCTGAGCGTTCCGCTTGATGGTTTCGTTGGCCACATCCTCGTCCTCCATCAAATCGTCGACGGGGATGTCGTTGGCCTTGGCGCGCTCGATCAGCAGCGCCCGGGTCTTGATGTACGGCAGTTCGTCCGGCGTGAGACTCAGCTTGAACTCGGCGAGCGACTGCGCCAGCACCTCCTTCGCGATCAGGCTGGTGGAGCCGCGGGCAATGATGTTGTGGTCGCCGTCGCGCGAGGGGTCCGGCGCGTACTTCTTGTTCCACGCCACGAGCGCCGAGATCATCGAGATGGTGAAGGTGTCGTAGTTTCGCACGGTGTCGCGTACCGGCAGCGCGGCGGCGCCGAGGAACATGGAGGCGTTGCGCTGGGTCCGCAGGGCCTCGCTGCCGCCGCCCGACGTGTCGCCGAGCGACGCCGGCGGCAGACCGGACTCCTTGTCGCCGAAGCTGAGGAACAACTGCACGAGGGGCAACAGTTCGCTCAGGTGGCTGTCGATACTAATATTGCGTACCGCCGGGATGGCGTCGGACTGGCCGCCGTTGCTCTCGCGACGATATGTCTTGTGCTTGCTGATGGACAGATTCTGGCCGGGGGCCATCAGGTCCTCGTTAATCTCCACCATCGGGCCGATGACGCTGGCGTTGTCGAGCGCGGCGCGCACGGTCTCGTTGAGGCTCATCTGCGAGTCGCGCAGCGTGTCGCACAGCCCGTTGCCGAGGATGGACAAGTCGTCGTCTTCGAACACGAAGTAGTGGTGGTGCCGGATGGCGTCGCCCAGCGGTGCCAGCTTGGCCTTGATCACGATGTTGTCGATCGTCCAGACGTTGCCGCGGAACGAACTCCCGATCTGGCTGTCGGGGATGCTCACGCCGGCGCTGCGAAGCTCGCGGCCGGTGACGTGCCCCCAGTACGACAGCACCTCGAACTTACGGCTCTCCTTACCCTGGACGCCGGCTTGCGCGCTCTTGGGTTCCCCCTTCATGACCGATTCCCACCACTGCGGCTGGTAGTTTCCATCGGCGTGACGCGCAAGGTAGTCGGTGACGCGCTTTGCGAGGAAGTCGGGCCGCGCCGCAAGTTCTTCCACCTCGACGCGCGTCATGATGTGGCGGTCGAACGCGCCGTCCTGCTTGTCGAGTGAGGTCGCCGTCATGTCGGGGTAGTGGTTCCACACGGGGAGGAACTCGAACAGAGGCTTGTACTTGTCGACCTCGATCGCCTTGTAGGCACCGGTGTTGACGTCGCGCTCCCATGTACGCGCCTTGGTCTTTTCATGGAACGGGCCGCTGAGTATGCCGACGTTGTATATCGTCGCCGAGCGCACGACCTTGCGCGCCAGCGTGATGAACTCCATTTCCTGAAGGTCGTCGTCGATCTTCGTCTCCATGGCGCCAGCCTTGCCCTTGGCGTGTTCGCGGATGCCCTTCTCAATCTGTTCGCTGGTGAGTTCGACCTGTGACGGGTCGCCTCCTGCCGCCTGCACCAGCCCGTCCAGCACTTGCTGTAGCTGCTCGGTCGAGAGGTCGGGCAGTGGCGACGGCCGCACGCCGTAGTTCTTCTCGGTTTGTGGCCACAACATCTGCATGAGCCGCGCGATCGTTCCGCGTACCATCCAGGCCGTCATGCCGGGGTATGCCTTGCTGCGGTCAGCCGGGATCATGGCCAGAACCTTGGCGTCGTAAATCTTCCTGACCTGATATAGGTTCTGGAGCCACCGCTCCTCGATCTGCCTGCGATCATCGCGGTGCGTCGGCCACAGCCCGAAGATGCGCTGCCCGAGGAGGTTCAATCCGGCGTCGTCGAGGGTGGGGGGGATGAGGATGTCCATGGCGGTCCTTTAGCGGGGTGTAGCGTATGGGTTGACATTCGGCGGAACAGGCATTGTACCGCGTTCGTTGTTTTCGGCTTTCCGGCGGCCACCGCGTTCGAAGTGCATCGCCAAATATTCCAGAGCTTCCGCGACGTGCGACCAATCGGACTTCTCGACCTCTGCGCTCTCGCGACCGTCTTTGTATTTTTTGAAGGCATACTTGCCTGAGAGCGCACCGATGAGCCATTCGCAGCGCGGGTCGATCAGGAACGCAGGCTTGCCTTGCCCGACGAGGCGCGTGAGAAAGTAGTCAAGTGCGCCCTGCCGGTGCACCGGTGAATTGGACCATGCCAATTTCGTCTTGCCGAGCCCCTTGCGCGCGTATCTCTGGAACACCTGGAGGCAGCTTGTCTCGTCCGATTGCGAGCCGGTTGCGCCGCTCGGGTCGCCGGTAACTTGTGCGTCAAATCCATCGAACCGCTGGCGCATGAGTGGGAGTAGCTTCTCCTCGATCGCGCGTTCTATTCCCATGCCAAAAGTCACGATTTCGTCGAGGATTACGAGTTGTCCGAAAGCGTTCTGCTGCCCGATTACGATGGCTGGGGTAAGACCGAAGTCAGCGCTGATCAGCAGCATGCTATTCCTGTCAGGGACAAGCGGGGTCTTGGATACGTGGAGTTCGCGGTTGAAGGTGGGATGAACTGGCTTGCCACCGAGGGACCGACCGTACTGCATGAGCACGAACGTCCTGATGTATTCGTCGGATTTTCCTTCGACCAAATGATGATAGTACGCCTCGGGCAAATTTTCTGTATTTTCGGCAAGCGGGTTCGGGGCATACGAACCGTCTACCTGCTTTATCATCGCGGCCGGCTGCTTGAACACGGCCCAGTTGTTCGGCTTTGCTATCTTCCCGTCGTCAGGGTCGCGGCCTTCCAACATGCGCTCCCACCACGACCCCTCCATCGGCATATTGCTATCGCCGAATATTCCGGCATATGTGCATCCGCCATCGCGTGCGCCTGGGTAGCGCCCTATGCGCCCGTCAAGTCCTTCGACAATCTCTCGGGCGAGTTCGCGGAATTCTGACAGCTCTGCCATCGTGAGCTCTAATGACAATAGATTAGACACGTCTGCTGCGTCGTCCAGAGCGCGAAAAATGATGTCACATTCGATATCCCCTTGGCGTATGGCGTATGTCTTCCCCGTCAACTTCCACGTGCCGAGGGTGCCGGAAGGGAACCATGAGAGGAATGATTTGATGACAGTATCTGTTAACTGAGGGGCGGTGTTGCGGATGACCGCGATACGCGTCTTGCGCTTCCCATCTATAGGCGACGGCGCCTGCATCGACGCACGGCGAATCATTTCCATGATGGTGCCGACAGTCTTGCCTGACCCGAACGGGCCGAGGATAAAGCGATACCTCGCGTTGGAATTCATGAACGCAGTGATTGTCGGCGACGCGGCGAAGTCGATGTTCATTGCGCGGCTTTCTTTGTCGCCCAATACGCCTTCAGCACCAGCGACTTATGTGCCCGCTCCTCCACCGACTGCACTCTACCCTTCGTCGACCCTGCAGCCCCACGCGCTTTGCGCGCAGCAGCCTCGCGTTTCCTCGCGGCTGACATATTTTCTTTCGCGGCTTCGGAAAATGGCGCTCGTTTCTTTCCTAACTTAGACTCGGAAATTTTCGCTCGCGCTGCTTGTGATAATGTGCGCCCTGTGTTGCTGATACGCAGTTTCTCTATTGTTTCACAAGACAGCTTTTTTCCCGCATTTGCCGCAGAGAGCGCTGCGCGATGCTCCTTCGACTTTGTTTTCCCTTTGAGTGCGGCGGACTGCCGCGCTTTTGTCTCGGCAGTGTGGGGCTTCATTTTCTTGCCTACGCGCGCACGACTCATGGCTGCGCAATGCTCAGGGGTGTGCTTTCTGCCTACGCCTGCCTGCGACATCTTCATCTTCGTCGCTTCGGTATGTCGTCGCCCAGCCATCGGTTGTGTTGCGTTGGTAGCGACGTTGTACTCAGGCTTCACCTTGTCGAGAAGCTGCTGCTCATAGAAACGAAGCATGCTCTTCTGGCATGTGAGGATGGGTAGGAATTTGAACACGCTTTCGCCGTACTTATTCCATGCGTGTTGGAGCGGCGCGTTGTGGTGAATGCGCTTCTGTAGTTCGCGGCGGTGCTTATTCCATCGCGCACCTAACTTCACGGCCGACCCGATGTACCGCTTCCCGTTCACGGTGTTGACGATCTCGTAGATGCCAGATTGGTTATTAACCGAGAGTATTCCTGATTGATTATCCATTACGAGTTGACCTTCGGCGCGTCAGGAAGTTCCATCACGCGGCCCTCGGCGGTGTGATGGGGGCGCCGGGCTCGCGATGCTGGAACCGGACGCCGTCCATGCGTTCGAGCGTGAGCACGCCGTCGTGCCTGCTGATCAGCCGCACGAGGTCGCAGTGCCCCTTCGCGCTGGCCGGGCCGATGGCGAACGCGCCCTCTTCGAACCCCTTCGCCTGGAGCGTGGCTTCGAGGGCTCCGGCGGCGGGGCCGTCGAGGCAGCGCGGATGGATGATGACGCGGGCGTTCATTTCAGGTCGAAGGCGTCCATGCCCTTACCGCAGTCGATCGAGTACAGCGACACAATCTCTACTGCCTCGGCGGTGCCGTCGCTGTAGGTCTTGGTTTCGTACCGCGGGTCGACGAGTGCGTGCGCGGTGAAGTGAACGTCGCCCATCAGCGCGTGCCCGGCGGGGTCGAACGTAGGCACGACTTCCGTGGTGACTTCCGTGGCGGTCAGCGCGTCCAGTTCGGCGAGCTTCGCTATCGCGTCTGCCTTCAGCGCGGCTTCGTTGCCCAGCGGGAACCCGCGGCTGGCGGCGTCCTCGTAGCGCAGCGTGGCCTGGCGAAGGCTGAACTCGGCGTCCTCGATCGCCTTGGCGCGGCGGTTGATCTTGGCGACCTCCCGCACGGCAATAACGCGGTTGTCATAGGCGTAGCGTTCGGCCTTCTCGCCGTTGGCGATGTCGAATTCCTCGACGAGCGACCCGGCGTCGGTGACAACGACATGAACTTCTTTTGCGTCGCCACAATGGGCGCTGATGGATATGACTGAGGTCATGGTTCAATTCTCCTGAGTGATGGTAAGTGGTTCTCGTTGTGTGATGCCTGCTACTACCTGCTGCGGGGCTTGGCCCGCGAAGGTGATACTGAGGACGAGCCCGCCGCCGATCCTGCCGTCGTCCTTGGCTTCCTTCGGTTCGAAGCCTGCGATTTTGCAGCTCCATTTTATCAAGTCTGCTCTGACTGCCGCGCTCTGCAATGGGTCGGTTGCTATGTCGTGAGCATACGGTAAGAGTTCGCCCGCGATGAGCTTCGCTTTTATCTTGAAGCTGAGGCCTTCCTCGACCACAGCCTTCGCTGCCTGCTGCATCAGCGCGATGAACGCCGGGCTCTCCACCAGTTCCGCCGCCTGGTCATCCGAGTAGCCATACCGCTGGAATATCTCGGCGGCGTCGTCGACGTGCAGGGCCAGCTCGACGGCGAGGCGTTCGTGCGTCTTGCGGTATATCTCCGGCACGTCCTCCAGCCGCGCGGCTTGGCGCAGGGATGACGGCGTCGTGGCGTAGTCGATGGGCTGGGTGTCGTCGCTCATTGCAGTTTCGGGAACGCGGCGACGATGCAGCCGACACTGAAGTTGATCCCTTCCACGCTGTCGGGCGGGTAGGGGTTGAACACGAAGCCCTCGGGGTGGCTCGGGATGCGCAGGCCGCGGGCGGCGATCATCATGTCGTAGCCGCGCTGCTGGATGTGTGGGATGCACGGGACTTGGGTCATTCTGGCATGTCCTCTAGCGAGTCTGTAAAAATGGTGACGGCATCTTCGGCGTACTCCTGCATTCTCATTTCCTGCTCTACCAGATCAACAGTCAGCCAGGGTAGGCGCCATGGGCGATCGAACTCCAAGTACCTGACCGCGATCCATGGCGCTTGCATGGCTGCTTACTTTACCTGCTGCTTGATGCCTTCCAGCGTTGCGAGGGCGTGCGCCAGACTGAGCGCTGCCTGGGCGTACTGCTGTGCTTCGAGTGAGGATGTCGCGGCTGCAGCCTTGGACGCTGCACAGTCGAGTGCGGTGCTGACTTGGGTGGTGTTCATAGGGTTCTAGCTCCTGTGAGTAGGCCCGCTTGATTGCTGACCATGAGTAAAGCATGACACCGAACCGCGAGGCTGTCAAGTGGTATGTGCTTTACACGTTGGGATTTTGTGACGGCGGGAAAATTTTCAGACAAGAAATTTACACAGTGTCGATTTCGGGCGGCCGTGTGCACGAGAGAGAACTACAACCCCTCGCCGCGCGACCGCACCCCCCAAGGCCCCTCGCCGCGCGACCGCTCGGCAGCAACAATTCGAGCCGCGGGGCGGTCTGGCGCTCGGCAGCAAAAAAGCGTGACGCTGGGCGGCCGGGCAGCATGGCAGATGGGCAGCATGGCAGGGGGCGAGCTGGGCATCGAGGCGCGCTGCAGCGTAGGGCCTGGCGATAGTGCGGACTATCGCTCAGTTACTCACATACTAAGTTTCACTAACGAAATAAATCAAAAATTCGATAGTAGTATGGTGTATCGCGTATGTGACTGTATCCATTAGGGAATTCGGGCGGCCGAACAGCCGAAAAGGTATATATATATACTTACTACTAGTTACTACTATTACTAATGCCTCTTTTTTCGATAGGCTACACGTGAACCTTGAGGTTAGAGAGGTGTGCGTTTTTGCGCTAAAATACCTGACTGAGCGAAAAAAAGCCGTTTAGTGCTAGTAGGCGCTAGTAGTATGTATGTATCGCCTAACCGCCCGGCCGCCATGCCGTTGTTTTGTATAGTAGTTTCCCGCAATGTACACTACTAAATCGCGCCCTGCCAAAATGATTGTTGACAGTAGTGAATACATAAACTATATTGAATGTGTATCGCTAACCCTCTTTTATAGGACACTACATCATGAGCAATGCTATCGTATGCCTCTGTTGTGGGCAGGATAAACCCTCGTATGACTTCCGCCCGGGTCATCAAATCTGTACGCTGTGCGATACGCTTAGTGCCGCGGAAGCCACAATCATGGCCCGCGCGACCTTTAGCGCGCAGCATAAGTTTATGACTGCGACAAAGGACGGCCGCCGGCAAGCCCGCATCGCTGCTAAATTGGTTTCGTATGAGACTACCGGCAAGCGCTGCACGGCATGCCATTGTCCAAAACCGCCCAGCGCCTATAACAAATGCGCGCCGGCGCCCGATGGCCTGCAGCCAATATGCCGCGGTTGCAATGAGCTACGCGTCGCATCGATTAAGAATGGTGGCCTGACTGCCTGGCGCACTATCCGCGCGGCACTGCGCGCCTCAAGCCCGGAGGGGCGATAGCCCCGGGAAGGCAAGTGATTTGATAGTCAGGGACGCCAGTATCAGAACAAATGATATGTAAAGCCCTTGACTATCCTACTATTGGCGTCCACACTGACAACTATCAGCAATCCCGCAAGCCTGGCGCGGTTCGAAGCCCGGCACGCAACAAGAGGGGTACACCATGAGCAAGCAAATAGAAGTCGATGTCGCTGCTAGGCTTGAAGCCTGGCGCGTACCATTCGCGGCGCGATATGTCGGCGAACAGACACAACGGGAAGCCCAGCGCGTAGACGCCTGGCGCGTAACCATTGGCACATTCGAAACTGATTATTACACCGGCCACAACCTTGTTGCAGTGTCAATGCCTGGCGCCCCGCGGTTTGAGCGCGCCGTTATCATCCTCACGGATGCCGATTCAATTGAAGGGGTACCAGCATGAAACTAATTTGTGTATCAGTCTGTGGCGGATGGCAGTCCGCCCTTGAAAGCACGGGCGAAACTTTCGGCCCGGTATTCAATAGTGTCGTCGACTTGTGGAAGTGGCAAGGGGGCGCGTCATGAAAAAAGTATTCGAAACCGGCGGCCATAACCCGGTCAAGGGCGCGTCACCGGTCAGCATGATAACGGTACGCCAGCGGGAAAGCGGCCGGCGCCTATTCGATGTCGTCTACGGCCTGCAGGTTGACGCGAAGCTGACTTACTCTGAAGCGTGCGCGAAGCTGGGGCAGGCAATATTGCACATGCAATGCTGCGAAGGCATCGCAAGTAATGAGGGGGATTGACCACGGGTTACTGAATCGAGTCTACATATCCGGCCGCATGAGGTGCGGCCCAGTATGTGAATTCCACGAATCACGGAGTTTACGACAGACCGTGCCGGCGGATCCGGCGAACTGAATCAGGAGGGCAGGCATCATGCTGAATAGACCGGTTCACGATAGGCCGCTAGCAGTGGCAGGGCTCACAAGTTACCGGTATCCTGGCCGATATGGCTGGATCATGATAGGCGCGGCAAACCCGAAAGACGCACTAGATGAGGCCTGGCGCAGTCTCTGCCATCAAGCTGAAGACTTGGACATGGGCAAGCTGGAGGCCTGGTCTGATCAGACATGCGAGTATGCCCCCGTAACGATCGAGGAGTATTAAATCATGGAAGTCAACATAACTCACTTTTTCAACACCGCGGCGCCGATGGATTATTCTGCATCGGTTGCCGAGATTGGCAACGATGCAGGCGCGGCAACATGGGGCGCTGCAGTTGAAGATTCAGCGGGCAACATGCTGCTGGATACGGAAGACAAGCGCGACGCCTTCCGGTCTCACATTGCCGGTTTCGGCGCATGGTCCGATGCTGAAGTCGCGGCCTGGACTGAAGTCGAATTGAATGCCCTTTTTATGCAGATGATCAGTGGCGACATGCGCGAGGCCGACATCGGCCCGGAGTCGACCGCGGACGACTGGATCAAATACGAGGAGCGCGTGCACGCCGGGCAGTGCGGCGGCAACATTTTCCGCGCGACGGACGGCGAAGTCTACTATTCGCTGGACTGCTAGCATGCGCGCCGTCTACCTGATCCTGCTATACCTGTCCGAGCTAGAGCTGGCCATAGCCCGGTCAACCGGCCGGCGGCCCAGCAGCATCGCCGCGCTATCCGCGGACGTCGAGCGCTGGCGCCTGGCGCTGTGGCAGATCGATGTCCGGCGCCTGCCATCATGAGGCGCGCGGCAACGAGTTACAAACCCCGCCCGGCGGACGTCGCGGCGGTTGTGGGCACGGTGGCGGCCTTTATCCTCGCCATCATTTTTGGAGTCTGACGACATGAGAGGCGCACCCAGCAACACCGACGACGTAATTGATTCGCGCGACGTGATTGCGCGGATTGAAGAGCTTGAGGGCGAGAGGGCGGGCTTGGTTGAAGTCGCAGCCGATGCCGAAGCCGCCGTCAACGAGGCAGCCACGGAAGACGATGCCGAAGACGCGCAGAGCGAACACGCGGACGCAGTAACGGCCCTCGCGGAATGGGATACCAGCGACGAGGGGCAGGAATTGAAGACTCTGAAAGCCCTCGCCGAGCAAGGCGAAGGCTACAGCGACTGGGAGCACGGAGAGACGCTGATCCGGGAATCCTATTTCCAGGACTACGCGCAGGACCTTGCAGAAGACTGCGGCATGATCCCGAAAGACCTTGCCTGGCCCTGCACCTGCATCGATTGGGAGCAGGCCTGCCGTGAGCTGAAGATGGATTACACCGAAGTCGACTTCGACGGCGTGTCCTATTTCATGCGGGCATGACGCCATGCGCCCGCCCCTGTCACACTGGCCCGAACGCCGGAACGCCTGCCGCGAGGCTGACATAGCCCGGCAGGCTGACT